CGCGTCAACTCCACCCACGCCGCCTCGTCATAGTCCCCCGTCACCAGCTCGGTGCCGAGGAGATCGGCAAAGGCGCGCTCCAGCCACGCGGGGAGCGGCACGTCCGCTGCCGGCCGCCGCGTCATTCCTGCCCCACTGGCCCCGGCAAATAGCCCGCCACGCCGCGAAAGCGCTCCGGCCACTCCGCCCGCGTCGCGAGCACCTCGAGCTCCTCATCCGACATTTGCTCGAAGAGATGCGCGTGCAGTATCTGCTTCCGCTCGACCTTGTCCCCCGACACCGTCAAGGTGAGCTCCGCCGCGCGCAACGCATCCGCGTCCCGCCGTGCGCGCCCGCGACGCTCCCCGGTCGCCTTGTCCTTCACACCCCCCGCCAGCTCCGCCACATGCTCCATCACCGCCGGGGCCGCCGCCTTCGCCTGCGCCGCCACGCCGTACTCGCCCCGCATCACGCGCTCCAGCTGCTCTTGCCGCACCAGCTCGACGATGCGCTTACAGGCCGGATGCTTGAGGACCTTGAAGACCTTCTTCCCGTGTGAGTACCCGATGCAGCGCGCAATCGACTCCGCGTCGTAGCCGCCTAAATGCAGCATCGCGACCGACCAGAGCCGCGTCGGGGTGGAGAGCCGTAGCTCGTCGAGCGATAACCCGGTGATGGATTCAAGCCAGCGTTTTTGCTCCGCTTTTCGCTCCGCGTGCGTGGCTTTCGCCGCCACCGTCGCGCGCCGCAAGCGCTCCGCCCACACCGCCGGGGGTGGGCCGCCTTTGAACAGCCCCGGTCCGGTCCGTGCGGTTCCCATCCGGAGCCGGGCTAGCATACCAGCACGGGGCATGGGTAGCCCCCGTGCACCCGGCTACCGCCGCTAGCATGCTACGACGGTGCGGTCGTGGCGTCGGCCGGCGTCCGCTGAGCCCGGGGGGCCTCGCCGCAGCCGGGGGGTGGGAGCCGCTCACTTCGTTCGCTAGCGGCCTGGGCCCCCAGCTCCCCAGCCAGGCAGGATGCTAGCAGGCTAGCATCCCTGCTTGTCTGACAGTATGCGGGATGGGCACCCTCGGCCGGGGGCGAGCGAGCGAGAGCGAGCGGCCATCCTGCGCGCGGCGGGCAGCGCCGGTGCGATTCCGGTAGCAAGCTAGCACCGGCCCCGTTGGCGGCGCGCTCCCTCGCCGACGATTGGTAGGAAGCTAGCATTGCACCGCCTCCCGCTGGTCGGCTCTGCTCTTCCGGACTGGGCTTGACTAGGCTGGGGCGGAATCTCCCCCCCTGCCCCCCCTCTTACGGCGTGGGGCGTGGGTGTGCCCAGTCGTGTGCCCGGACCGAGGCGGGAGGGGCCGACGGCCCGGGCCCTGCGGTCCCGATCGCCCACGGGTGCGGCCCCGACGCTTGGGGCGGCATGCCGACGCCGCAGCGGCTATGCGCCGTGCGCGGGGGGCTTGTCAAGATAGGTGTGGGCGGTGGCGGCGGCGAGAGCGCGGCCGGCGGTCTTGCCGGCGCCGAGGTAGCGCCCGCTCGAGTGGTAGATGGACCAGTACGGGCGGCCAGGGTGGGGTGGGACGAGGCGGGCGTCGAGGGCGCGGAGCAGCGGGCCGGGGTCAAGGCCGTTCAGCGGGTCCCAGACCGGGGTGACGGTCGGTGGATGGCACGGCGAGGAGGCTGTGCGGGGGTCGTGGGCGCGTGTTCGCATGCTCGAGGGCCCTTCTAGCACCGTTTCGGGGTGCTCGAGAGGGGTTTGAGGGCGAAAAGGGCGTGAAAACGCGGATTTGGGAGTGGAAATGGGCGTCCGGAGACGGAATTGACCCCAAATAGCTGATTTTCCGTCGGTTTTGGAGCGTTTTCCTACGTTTTCGGGGCTCCAAACCCGAAAAGTAGGGAAAATGGGGCTCTAGACGGGCTCGGTGGGCGTCGACAGCCCCGCCACGGCGGCCCCGAGCGCCTGCATGGCCGCAATCAGGTCGGCGGTGCCACAGGTGCAGGGGCCGCCTGCCTCCGCCGGGCAGCCGTAGCCGTGGCCGAGGCGCTGGGGGCCGATATGCACGAGGGCGTGGTAGACGTTGCGCGCCGCCACCTCGATGCCTGGGGGGCCGACCCCTTCGGCGGCTGGGGTGGGGGGCTCATGCTGCTTGGTCGTCATGGGGCGAGCCGTCTAGCAGATTTCTGCCGGAGACCTAGCCCGGGGGGCTTGGTCCCGCCGTGGCGTGTGCTAGACGGCCTGCCCCGCCATGAGTGAGGCGGGCGCTCGAGGTGTCGGCGAGAGCGGTGCCCCCCGCCGCGTCCCTCCCGATGCCTTGAGCGCTTGTCGATGACCGACCCGGCCGCACCGCCGCAAATCGTCGTGCCCGGGGTCGGGTGGGTCGACGTCGCCAGCCGCGCGATCGTGCAAGTCGGCTTCCCCGTGGTCGTCGCCGCGGTGCTCCTCTGGTTCATCCTCGGGCGCTTCACCAATGACGTCAATGCGATCGCGGCCCGCATGGAAGGGAACGCCAAGGCCATCGAGCTCTTCACCGCCATGCAGAATGACCAGCTGGCGGAGATGAAAGAGCACACGAAGGAGCTGCGTGAGCAGACGCAGCTGATGAAAGAGTTTGTGATGCAGAAGAAATACGGCGGGCAGTCGCGGGAATGACGGTCGGCGAGCTGCTCGTCGCGGGGATCGTGTTCTTCGTCGTCGTCGGCGCGGTGCTCGTCGTGCGGGCGTGGTGGGAAGAGAAGTCATGAGCTGGCGGATGGCCCGCGCGCTCGGGCCGACGGGGAAAGACGGGCTCTTGGGAGAAGTGAACGCCTCGGCGCCGAACCGCTCCAAAGTGAGCGACGGCGGCATCGGGGACGCGCGGCACGCAAAGAGTGTGAGCGACCACAACCCGTGCAAGTGCTGTCGGGTCGTGACCGCGCGCGACTTCACGCACGATCCGAAAGGCGGGTTCGATAGCTACGCGTTCGCCGAGTGGCTCCGCCAGCGCGTGATCGCGGGCGAGCCGCGCGTCCGCTACGTGATCTCGAACCGCCGTATCTACTCGGGCCGCGGGCAGAATCATCCCGCCGGCCTCTGGCGGACGTACACGGGGTCGAATCCCCACGCGAAGCATGTGCATGTGAGCGTGCGGCACGGGGCCACGTACTATGACGATCAAACCCCGTGGGGCTGGCCCCCGGAGCCATGAGTCTCACGCTGCACATGGGCGACTGCCGCGCGATTCTCCCGACGCTCGCGGCGGGGAGCGTGCAGTGCGTCGTCACGTCGCCGCCGTACTGGGGACTGCGGGACTACGGCGTCGACGGCCAGATCGGCCTTGAGGAGACGCCCGAGGCGTACGTCGAGACGATGGTCGGCGTGTTTTGCGCGGTGCGCCGCGTGCTGCGCGACGACGGCACCGTATGGCTGAACCTCGGCGACAGCTATGCGGCGGGCGGCGGCAACTATTATGCCGGGCTCCCAGCGGCGGCCACGGCCTGCGACGGCTCGGCACGCTCACTAGCGGCAACCGCGCGCGCGCGGGGCGACCTCGGAGAACGCAGCATTAAACGGCCGGATTGGCTCAAGCCGAAAGACTTGGTGGGCATCCCGTGGCGTGTTGCGTTCGCCCTGCAAGCCGACGGCTGGTTTCTCCGTAGCGATATCATCTGGGCGAAGCCCAATCCCATGCCCGAGTCGGTCACCGACCGGCCGACCAAGGCGCACGAGTATGTTTTTCTGCTGTCGAAGTCGGCGCGGTACTACTACGACGGCGAGGCAATACGCGAAGCAAATAGCGATTCCGAGGCAAACATTGCGCGCGCCGCTGCGGGTCTAATCAAACGACAGAACCCGAAAGGCGCGCTCTTGCGCGCATCCGGCGGAAACGGCCTCAATCCGGCGACCGCAACCAGCTACGGCATCGGGGGTCGCAACGCCCGCACCGTGTGGTCGATCGCCTCGGAGCCGTATCCCGAGGCGCACTTTGCGACGTTTCCGGCCGAGCTAGCGCGGCGCTGCATTCTCGCGGGCTCTCGTATGGGTGACACGGTGCTCGACCCTTTTGCGGGCTCAGGCACGGTCGGCGAGGTCGCCGAGCGCAACGGCCGCGATGCCGTCCTAATCGAGCTCTCGCCGGCGTATGTCGAGCTGGCGCGCGCCCGCACGGCACAACGGTGCCTCTTCACGTATAGAGGAGCAATCACCATGAAGACGCCTGAGGATGAGACGGAGCACCTGCCGCCCGACGACGAGGACGAGGACCAGAAGGAAGCGGAGGACGACTGCACCGAGGTACCGGTCGGCCCGCCGCCGCCGGAGGAGTCGGGCGACTGACCGCGCCACCCTGCCCATACTGCGGCGCGCTCCTTGAGGGCGGCGAGGAGGACCCCGTGTGCGTGACGTGTGACCGCCGGATGCATCTCTGGTGTCTTGAGAAGCATGCCCGGTGCGAGCCCGAGGGCGAGCGCACGTGGCGGCATCTCGGGAGAGCCCGCTTCCCGCCCGGAGTCTGATGCCGTTTCTCTCGAGTAGCTCGCTCGCCGAGCGCCCCGACCCGCGCACCAAGGCGGCGCAGCCGCTCTCAGGCGTGACGGAATGGACGTGCCCGCGGAACGGCGTCCACGTCGTCGAGGTGCACTATTCGGCCGACCCGCAAAAGCGCGACCCACAGTGGAAGCGCGAAGCCATGCGCGGCATGCCGCCGCGCGGCTGGCAACGCGAATTCGAAATCTGCTGGGACCTGGGCGGCGGTGACCCGGTCTTGCCGGAGTACGTGCCGGCGCTCATGCGCCGCGAGGTGCCGGTCAATCCCTCGGGGCGGCTGCTCCGTGGGTGGGACTTCGGGCAGGTCTGCCCCGCCACCGTGTTTGCGCAAGTGGACGCGTGGGGCCGGCTCTTGATGCTCGGCGAGCTGGTGCTCGAGCACTCGAGTCTCTCCGCGCAGATTGAGGCGACCAAGGCCATGACGGTCGACTTGCTCGGGTCGGCCGGGCCGGTCTTCGATGCCGGCGACCCGGAAGCGCTCCACGAGATGGAGCTGGGGTCGATTCGCCGCGAGCTCTTGAAAGCCGGCATCGTGCTCCAGACCTTCGGCGGCCGCGGGGAGCTGAGCTATGAGCAGCTCCGCCAGCGCTTGCTCCGTCGCGTCCTGGTGCCCGGCGAGCCCGAGCCCTCACCCGCCTTTCTCGTCTCGCCGCGGTGTCCGATTCTTCACAGTGCGCTGGCGGGTGGCTTCGCGCGTCATCCCAAGACCGGCAAGCCCTTAGCCACCCATCCTTACAAGGACATTGTGGATGCGACGCGCTACTTGCACGATAACCTGCAAGGCGCGACGGCGGACTGGATGCACAAGCTGCAAGCGATCGCGAAGCAAGATTGCGCGTGGCTCGTGCCCCTCGTCGGTGCTGCATGCCTGCTTCGGTGATGAGCTTCCTCGAGCGCTTTTGGTCGAAGGTCGATATGTCAGGTGGCCCGGATGCGTGCTGGCTTTGGCAGGGCGCACAGACCGCGGGCTATGGGATTTTCGGGATTGGCAGACCTCATGGGCGGCTCGTGAACGAGTACGCACACCGGCTCGCCTACATTCTTCGCCATCGCGTGCCGTTGCCGCCTGGGACGCGGCGAACGATTGACCACGTCTGTCGCGAGCGGGCATGTGTGAACCCGGCGCACCTTGAGCTGGTATCATCGCGCGTGAATCTGATGCGTGGCGAGCACCGT